ACTATGGCGTTATCGTATGTGGTCAGGACGATGCTGTTGCTTCTGCTGAGCAGATCAACAAAGTTGAGAACTACCGTGACCCAGACAGCTTTGCTGACATCGTGCGTGGTATGCACCTTTACGGACGCAAGATTCTGCGCCCAGAGGCACTTCTCACAGCACGTTACAACGCTGCCTAAATCACTTAGTCTGTCGGGCTGGTCTCTAACGAGGCTGGCCCTTCAGCACACTTAAAGGTAGGATAACTCTATGGCTACTTACGTATCGCTAGTTAATGAATTACTAAGACGCATGAATGAAGTCACACTTGATACTGCAGGTGATGGCTTTGACACTGTGCGTAATGTTCAAGCTCTAGCTAAGGATGCAGTTAATAGTAGCATTAGGCTTATTCTACAGAACGGTCAAGAGTGGCCCTTCCTCAAGACTACATACACACAAACACTTACAGTAGGACAGCGACAATATGACTTCCCTGCAGACTACTCTAGTGCTGACTGGGATACTTTCTACATCAAGCAATTAGCTTCTCAGAACAATGGCCCACGTAGACTCTCTCCAATCTCTTATGAGTCATACATCCAGAACTTCCGCACGGGTGATGATACAGGTGATACAGTAAACGGCGATGGTGCTCCTGTAACTGTGTATCAAACGTTTGAAGAGAAGTTTGGTGTTACACCTGTGCCTAACGCTGCATACGAGATAGAGTATGTATACTGGTCTTTCCCTGCTGACCTTAGTGTGTATAATGACGTAGCTATTATACCTGATCGCTTCAAGCATGTACTCATTGATGGTGCTATGATGTTTATGATGCGCTTCCGTAGTAATGAGCAAAGTGCTGCGATGCACCAGAATAACTTTGAGGATGGCATTAAGTCCATGCGCCGTGTGTTGATGGATGATGCCATTGCTATTCGTTCTACAGTAGTTACACGAGGTAGTACAACCTCTTTTAGTGGCGGGTACTAATGGCTGACAATGTACGATCCTTTTTGGCTCCTTGTGCGGGTGGGTTGGTTAATAACCAAGACTACATTACACAGGCGTCACAAATGCCGGGATCAGCTATCCGTATGATTAACTATGAGCCAGCTATTGAAGGCGGCTATAGACGTATTAGCGGTTACAGCAACAGCTATGGCACCGTCCCAGGCCTAGATGGATCAGCAGTACTTGGTGTATCAGTATTCAATGGTTTAAATGATGGTATCTTTGCTTGTCGTAAGCCTGCTAGTGGTAACAACTACTTTCACTACTGGAGTAACTCAGCTTCTGCTTGGGTAACCCCAAGTACGGCTGGCTCTCCTACTATGGTAGGCGTTAATAAAGTACGCTTTGAGAAGTTTAACTGGGGTACACCTAAGCTTATTCTTACTGATGGCGTTAACCCTGCAGCCTCGTGGAATGGTACAACATACACTCCGCTAAATAGTACAGAAGCCCCCAGCGCCCCTAAGTTCTGTGAGACTTTCTCTAATCACCTCTTCCTTGCTGGTGACCCTAGTGAACCTAACATGCTGTACTTCTCTGCTCCACTGGATGAGACAGACTTTACTCCAGCAGGCGGCGCAGGTGTAATTAACGTAGGGTTTGACATTGTTACTATTAAGTCTTTCCGTGATCAGCTTTACATCTTTGGTGTCAACAACATCAAAAGACTAAACGGTAATAGTATTGCTGACTTTGTACTGTCTGACGTAACTAAAAACCTAGGCTGTGTATCTTCTGATGCAGTAGTAGAGTTTAACGGAGACATTCTCTTCTTAGGGCCAGATGGTATTAGACCCGTTACAGCTACAGAACGTATTGGTGATATTGAACTTGGTACTCTGTCTAAGCCTGTACAGTCTATCTTTGAGGCTTACTCTCGCAATGAAGACCTAGACAGTATTACTATGATGGTAGTAAATAGAAAGTCTCAGTTTAGATTGTTTTTCTCTAATGCTGAATCTCTGGGTCTTATTGGTTCTCTACGTAGAGCAGGACAACAGGGTTTAGGATTTGAGTACTCTCAGCTTGTAGGTGTAGAAGTATCATGTGGTGATACAGGTTACATAGACACAGAAGAGTTTGTTATTCACGGCGATTCTACAGGCAAAGTACACAGACAAGAAACAGGTACATCTTTTAATACAGAGCCTATCTTCTCTTTGTACCAGACGCCTTACGTATATATGGATGATCCTATCGTAAGGAAAATCTTCTACGATGTACACACGTATATGAGATCAGAAGGTGAAGTCACAGTAAATATTGGTGTTGAGTATGACTACGGAGATAGTGACGTACTAATACCTTTTAACTTCGGGTTTACAACTGCGGGTGCAGCTTCCTACTGGGGTATTGCATCGTATGACACCAGTGATATTTATGATGGTAACCCTAGCCCAGTAAGAAAAACAAACCTCAACGGCTCAGGCAGTTCTATATCCCTGACCTACGTTACAACAGAAGACCAACCAAGCCATACAATACAATCTTATGTTGTATCCTATGCGCTTGCAGACAGGAGATAATTAAGATATGTCAGGTTACACACGCCAATCCGTAGCGGATATTGTACCTACAGCTGTTGTACGGTCTGCACCCGTTAACGCTGAGTTTAATACTATTAGGGATGCCTTTGCTGCATCTACAGGTCACAAGCATGATGGCGGTACAGGAGAGGGTGGCTATGTCCCTCTAATTGCTGACTCAGACGGTAAGAATAAAGTTGTAGTCGATACAACCACTAATACTATTGATTTCTATGTTGAAATATCAAGTGTGCCTGTAGAGCAAATTAGTATTCGTGATGGTGTTCTTGTTCCTATCACAGATAACGACATTGATCTAGGTGCTGTTGGTTCAGAGTTTAAAGACTTATATATTGACGGTATTGGCTACATTGATACACTTGCAGTACACGAGAATGCTACAGTAGCTGGAACACTGAATGTTACTGGTGTCATTACAGCCCCTGCAGGTGTTGTTGCTAGTATCACGGGTAACGTCACAGGTAATCTCACAGGTGATGTAACTGGTGACTTGACTGGTGATGTAACCTCTACAGGTACTTCTACCTTTACTACAGTAGATATTAACGGTGGTAACATTGACGGTACTGTTATTGGTGCTACTACTCCAGCCGCTGCTGACTTCACTACAATGGACACTACAGGTAACGCATCTGTAGGTGGTACGTTTGGTGTAACTGGCACATCTACCTTCACAGGTGCTATGTCTGCAGGTAGCCTTACAACTACAGGTAACTCCACCCACGCTACTGTAGACATTAACGGCGGTGTTATTGATGGCACAATCATTGGTGCTTCTAGTGCTGCTGCTGGTAGCTTTACAACTGTATCGACATCTGGACAAGCCACACTGGCAACTGCTGACATTAATGGCGGTACTATTGATGGTTCAGTTATTGGTGGTGCAACTCCACAGGCTGTGACAGGTACAACCATAACAGCTAACACAGGCTTTGCTGGTGCGCTTACAGGTAACGTCACAGGTAACGTAACGGGAAATCTTACAGGCGATGTAACTGGAGATGTAACAGGTGATCTGACTGGGAATGTTACTGCAGCTAGTGGTACTTCCTCATTTACAGATGTGACCATCAACGGCACACTAAATATGAATGCTGGTACGACTGCTACCATCACCAATCTTTCTGCCCCCACAAACGCCAATGATGCAGCACGAAAGGTAGACGTTGATAACGCTGTAGCTAACCTTGTAGATAGCGCCCCCGGTACACTGGACACGTTGAATGAGTTAGCGGCTGCGCTGGGCGATGATGCAGACTTTGCCAACACAATTACAACTAGCATAGCAACCAAGTTACCACTAGCAGGTGGAACCATGTCGGGTGCTATTGCTATGGGTACATCTAAGATTACTGGTCTAGGTAATCCAACTGCAGCACAAGACGCAGTAAGTAAGAGTTATTCTGACACACAGGATGCTACTAAGCTGAACCTGTCTGGTGGTACGATGACAGGTAACATTGTACTGGGCGCTAACAAGGCTACCTCTACTGCTACACCCTCCGCTGCAGATGATCTGACACGCAAAGGTTACGTTGATAGCATCCTTGGTTCAGCTACGAGTGCCGCTACAAGTGCTTCTGCCGCTGCTACATCAGCCAGTAGTGCCGCTACAAGTGAAACTAACGCAGGTAACTCTGCCGCTGCAGCCGCTGCATCTTATGACAACTTCGATGATCGTTACCTTGGTGCTAAGTCTTCTGCTCCATCTGTAGATAACGATGGCGATGCACTTGTAACTGGTGCTTTGTATTGGAACTCTACAAGCGATGAACTGTACGTTTGGGATGGCAGCAACTGGCAACAGGGTAGCTTCACTGCAGGTTCACTCTTAGCGAATGTACTTGAAGACACTACTCCTCAGCTTGGTGGTGACCTAGACCTTAATGGTTCTGACATTACAGGTACTGGTGCTATTGATATTACTGGTACAGTCTCTGCAGGTGCAGTTACTTACACTGCTACAGATGGTACAGCAGGTCAGTTCTTGCAGACGGATGGTTCAGGCAACACTACCTTTGCATCTGTAGCAGCCCCTAGCATTAATAACCTAAGCGATGGTTACTCTGATACTTTCTCTATTGGGCTTGGTAGCGGGGCGCTGCAGTTTGATGATGGTGGTAACTTTAGTATAGGTGTTGGCAAGAACGCCTTGCGGCGGAATGCGAGTGGTACATCGAATGTAGCTATAGGCTATGAGTCTATGGAAGGCGTAAGTGGGAATAGTCATAGCAGCAACACAGCTATTGGCTATCAGTCTGGCTTCAGCGTCACTACAGGTGGCAACAACTTCTTTGGCGGCAAGCAAGCTGGGTTCAATAATACTACGGGCCACAGAAACTTCTTCGGCGGTTCTCTAGCTGGTTACAGTAATACAGGAGGTGCTTATAACGTAGCTATTGGCGACACGGCGTTGTATCGTGTCACAACAGGTTCTACTAACGTAGCCATCGGCTCTGCGGCTCTCTATAACATGACTACAGGCACCTACAATCTTGGGATGATTAATGGGCTAAACTCAGTTACTACGGGTAGTAACAACATTGGCATAGGTAAAGACGCAGGAGACAAACTAACTACTCCAGATGGTAACGTGGCTATAGGCAAAGAGGCATTAAAATATAGCGTAACAGGTACGGCTACTGTAGCACTGGGCGAAGGCGCTCTTCGTGGCGCTATTGGTAACTCCCACAGCAGCAATACTGCCATTGGTTATCAAGCTGGTAAGGATATTACTACAGGGGGCGAGAACTTCTTTGGTGGGTATCAAGCTGGGTACGCTAATACTACAGGCATTAATAATACCTTTACGGGGTATTCGGCTGGTAGAGCCAACACTACAGGCGCTGACAATACTGCTATTGGTTGGAATGCTCTATCGTCAAACATTGCTGGAGGTCAAAACGTAGCTTTAGGCGACAGCGCAGGTAGGTTCACTAGCAACTCTTACAATAGTGTGTTTGTCGGTCACGGTGCGGGTAGTAACTTAACTTCAACCTATACTTACAACAACATTATTATGGGGTATAGTGCGCAGCCTTCTAGTACCTCAGCCACAAACGAAATCACGCTGGGCAACAACAGCATCACAGCCTTCCGCATACCGGGCCTTAACATTAGTGCTGCATCCAACAGCTTCACTATCAACGGTTGGACGATCACCGAAAGCGGTGGGTCTCTGTACTTCGCTACAGGCGGCTCAAACAAGATGAAACTAGACGCAAGCGGCAACTTGGATGTTGTAGGTAACGTCAACTCTAACGCAACCATTAGCTAATAGGAGCATCCGAGGATGGCTATAAAAATTGCAGGCACTACAGTAGTAGATGACTCACGAGGTCTTACTAACATTGCAACAGTAGACGCAACTACAGCGGCTGCTATTAGTGCTGCAGGTGTTGGTGGTGGTGGGGAGCATGACTTTGTTGCTAGTGGTGCTATAACTAATGGTGATGTAGTCGGTTTAAATGCTGATGGTACTGTTAGTGTAGTTGCTGAAACAAATGTTCCAGATTCTGCTGGTTCTGCTGTTGTATTTGAGAGTGCTAGTGTTGTCCATACTTCAGCTACCTATGACTCTATTAATAAAAAAGTTATCATAGTTTATAGGGATGGAGGCAATTCTTATTATGGTACAGCAGTAGTTGGAACTGTATCTGAAAGCACTATTAGCTTTGGGACACCTGTTGTATTTGAGAGTGCTAATTCCCTCTTTAATTCAGCAGTATATGACGCTAATGCTCAGAAGGTTGTTATTGCTTATAGGGATGGAGGCAATTCTTATTATGGCACAGCTATTGTGGGTACAGTAAGTGGAACGTCTATTTCCTTTGGTTCCCCTACTGTATTTGAGAGCGCTAGGACTGATTTTATCTCAATCGTATATGACGCTAACGCTCAGAAAGTTGTCATAGCGTATCAAGATGACGGGAATTCAAGCTACGGTACAGCTATTGTGGGTACAGTAAGTGGAACGTCTATTTCCTTTGGTAGTGCAGCTGTATTTGAGAGTGCGGATACGCCCAATATATCAGCTACTTTTGACTCTACTACTCAGAAAGTTGTCATAGCCTATACTGATGCAGGCAACTCCTACCACGGCACTGCTATTGTAGGAACGGTGAGTGGAACATCTATTTCCTTTGGTAGCGCTGTTGTATTTGAGAATTCTGAAACTAGCAGTTACATTTCAGCAGTATACGATGATAATGCTCAGAAGGTTGTTATTGCTTATAGGAATGACGGGAATTCAAGCTACGGTACTGCTGTTGTTGGTACAGTATCAGGCACATCTATAAGTTTCGGTACTCCTGTAGTATTTGATGGAGGTACAAACGCATTTTATGTTGCAGCTGCCTATAATGCCGATGCCCAGAGTGTTGTTATAGCTTATAAGGATACTGGAAACAATAACTACGGCACTGCTATTGTAGGAACGGTGAGCGGAAGCTCTATTAGCTTTGGGTCTCCTGTTGTTGTTGTTGGTAGTAATTTTAGTTACATTTCAGCAGTATATGACGCTAATGCTCAGAAGGTTGTTATTGCTTATGAGGATGAAAGTAACTCAAGCTACGGTACTGCTGTCGTATTCACAAACGCCTATACTTCAACCAACGCCTCATCCTACATAGGCGTAGCAGCGGAGGACATCTCAGATACAGCTACTGGTGCTGTCACTATTGATGGTGGTGTTAATGAGCAGACTGTAAATAGTTATGATCTAGCTAATGCTAGTTATGATAGTGTTAGCTTCAGTGTGTCGGCTCAAGAAGGTAATCCAAAGAGTATTTCTTTTAAGCCTGACGGAACCAAAATGTTTGTTGTAGGTGCAACTGGGTCAGATATTAACGAGTACAATCTATCTTCTGCGTGGGATGTTTCTAGTAGTTCTTATGTTCAGAACTTCAGTGTTTCTGCTCAGATTGGTCAGGTAGGCGGTGCAGTTTTCAAACCAGATGGTACTAAAGTGTACATCACAGATATTAACGGTGATGATGTAAATGAGTATGATCTAAGCACAGCTTGGGACATTTCCACTGCATCTTACACTCAAAACTTTAGTATTGCTTCACAGGGTACAGCACCTTGGTCTGTATTTTTTAAGACTGATGGTACTAAGATGTATTTTATAGATAGTACTAACGATGTTTATGAATACAATCTAAGCACGGCTTGGAATATATCAACAGCCTCTTATGTGCAAGGTTTGGATGTTAGCAGTGTACTTAGTTTTTCTACATGTCTGTTTTTTACTCCTGACGGAACCAAAATGTTTCTTGCAGGTCAATCTTTCAGAAATGTAAGTGAGTACAATTTAAGCACAGCTTGGGATATTTCCACTGCATCTTACATTCGCAATTTTAATGTTATCTCTCAAGAATTCTATCCAAACGCTTTAACCTTTGGTAACAACGGCACTAAAATGTATGTAGTAGGTTCCCAAACAGACACCATCTACCAATACTCCACAGGCACATTCGGTGGTTACACTATTAACGTTTCACAGTTTGTAGCAGATGACGGAAGCCTTACCACAACCAATAATGGACGCAAGATTGCAAGAAGTATTTCCACAACAGAGTTACTAATCGACAGCGCAATGACTGGTGATGAGACAAACGAATATCTTGGCTCTCTGGTATAAGGTGGTACTCTAATGGCTATAAAGATTGCAGGTACTACAGTAGTAGATAATAGCAGAGGCTTAACTAACATTGCCACTGTTGATGCAACAACTGCAACAGCTATAGGTAATGCTGGCGTAGGAGGTGGAGGTACACACGACTTTGTAGCTAGTGGTGCTATAGCTAATGGCGATGTAGTGGGTTTAAATGCTGATGGTACTGTTAGTGTAGTGTCTCCTAGTGGGGTTGCTTCAGCCTTGGGGTCAGAGACAGTTTTTTCAACCGCTACCACATCTAATTTCTCGGCTACTTTTGATAGTAATTCTAATAAGATTGTCGTTGTTTATCGTGTTAGCGGAACTAGCCTAGCTGTAGTTGGAACTGTATCAGGGACAACAATATCGTTTGGCTCTCCTGTTGTTTTTGATAGTAATCCTCTAGTGTATCCTTCTATTGTATTTGATAGCAGTGCTAATAAAATTGTTGTAGCTTGGAAAGATTCTAACAATAATTACGGAACTGCTATAGTAGGAACGGTAAGTGGTACTTCTATTAGTTTCGGTACAAAGGTAGTATTTGAAAGCGCCAGCACAGGTTATATATCCGCTACTTATGATGTAAACTCTAATAAAGTTGTAATAGCTTATTCAGATTTAGCTAACTCATTTTACGGTACGGCTATAGTAGGAACTGTAAGTGGTACTTCTATTAGTTTTGGTAGCCCTACTGTTTTCAATGCGGGTCAAACAGTACTTTGTGAAGCTGCTTATGATAGCTATAGTAATAAAGTAATTATAGCATACAGAGATAATGGTAACTCTAGTTATGGTACTGCTATAGTAGGAACGGTAAGTGGTACTTCTATTAGTTTTGGGTCTGAGGTAGTATTTGAAAGCTCTTTTATAAGTAGTATATCCTCTACTTTTGATAGTAAAAACAATAAGGTTGTCATCTGTTACAACGCTTCTAGCTTGGGCAAGGCTATCGTTGGTGAAGTTAGTGGTACATCTATAACTTTTGGTAGTGCCGACACTTTTAGAAGTGCATCAGCAGGAGAGATTTCGGTTACGTTTGACTCAAGTTCTAACAAAGTAGTTATTTCTTACGACTACAACTACGATGGATTTATAGTAGCAGGAACGGTAAGCGGTACATCTATCACATTTGATGCAGCGGAAACTTACACGTTAGGACGAAGCCAAGAGACTTCAACTACTTTTGATAGCAACTCAAATAGGGTGGTTACTTTTTTTAGGGCGCAGAATAATTCAGACTATGGTACATCTGTGGTCTATAAACCTTCTTCAACCAACGCCTCTAACTACATCGGCATAGCAGACGGAGCTACCTCTAACTCAGCTACAGGTAAGATCACTATCAATGGTGGTGTTAACGAAGGGCAGTCAAGCCTAGCTGTAGGCACAACCTACTACGTTGCTGACAACGGTGACCTACAAACAACTAACAACGGACGCAAGATAGGCAAAGCTATCAGTGCATCAGAATTACAAGTCAAAACTAAACTCACGGGTAGTGAGATGAACGAATACTTAGGAGGTTTGGTCTAATGAAAAAGACTATAGTAGAAACAGCGACAGGCTTATCAAAGTATATCTTTGAGGATGCAGCAGAAATAGTGATGTCTCCTGATAACATTGTTACGCCTGACTTCATTATCGGTGACTTGAATGCTGTTAATGCAACGCTGCATGAGAACGTAACACCACCAGAAGACTGGCAGGGTAATCGTTACACCTTTGATGGTACTACATGGGAAGTTAATCCTGACTGGGTAGACCCTGCGACACTTGAAGATGAGGGCGAGTAATGGCTTTATTAACTGAATTAATTGCGTCTAATTCTACGGCGTTGACTAGTGCGGGTAAAATTGAACTTACCACTTCTGAGGATGTTGTTGAGGGTGATACTCTATCCTTCAATTTCAATACGGGTAAGGTTGAGAAAACTACTAGAATAGGTGGTTCTCGTGAAATATTTCATTCTGATGTGGGGTTTACATATAGGCTGTATGAAGTCCTCTACATACCAGAAATAGATAAAACAGCATTTTTGATGTATAACGCTACCAGCAACAACATGGGCGTTATGTTGGCAACTCAAAACGCAAGCACAGGTGCGTACACTTTTGGTAGTTATCATTACCTGAGCAGCGGTAATTACGATGGGACAACACTTGCTTACGATAGTAATGTAAACAGACTTTTAGCTTTTTATCGTGTAAACAGCACACTTAGCTGTAGGTCGTGTTCTATAAGTGGAACGACACTGACAACAGCAAGCACCGCCACTATCGACACTAGTGTCAGTATGGGTGCCGCATATAAGCTAGCAGCTTACCATAACGCATCTGATAATTACACATATATTATGTACGATCAAAGCAACGGTTATGCCGTTACGAGGGTAGGAACTATTGGAGCTTCATCTCAATCTTGGTCAGGTGCTGACGGACACTCCAGCAATAGATTTGGTAATAACTATCCAAATGCGTTTGCTATAACCAGTGTAGGAAGTACCGTAATATTTCACTGGTCAAAAAGTGGTAAAAGGGCTGTAGCTGGTCAATGGAATGGAGGTTCTTGGACTTGGGGCAGTGAAACTTTTTTAACCACTGACCAGTCTACCAACAACGGCCCGGCAATGGCCTTTAGGCTTAGTGGCACAGGCACCTCCAACGATGCGGCATATCTTGCAAAGTATGGAAACAATACTGGTGTATTTCAGTACACTGTGAGTGGAACCACAATATCACCTGCTAACGAGTACGGCGTACATTCTAATTCTGGCAATGGTTGTGTTGGAGGGTATGACCCATCTAATAATAAATATTACTCATTTACTGAGTATAATAATAACGGCGTGTTGGCTTATAATAAAACAGCAAGTAGCACTTGGCTGGGTAATTTTGAAGATATAGTATATACCAATAACTCCAGTAATATAACGTGCGGAAGCCTTAACACACAGACAGGTTTTTTTACCGTTGGGAATGATACCAATATGGAGGCTTACTCGCATAGGCCAATTGAAGATAACTACCAAGCTTTTATAGGTGTTGCAGCCGAGGCGGCATCTGCAAACACTGCGGTAAAAATAAACAACGCTGGAACTATTGCAACGGGTCTCTCGGGACTAACGCCGACTACGGCTTATCGGATTAAGTTTGATGGAACCTTTGAGTACGACACCAGTTTTGCATATGGCTTATTAAATAGCACCAATAGAGCAAGGATAACTGGTATTGCACTAACGTCTACTACAATGTTAATGTTAAATGACTTTTTGACTAACCCCTAATGACCAACGAAATTAGTCAAAAAGGAGAAAGAAACGATGGAAAACATTAAACTTCCTATTGCTCTTGTTGCAGCTATGGC